CTCCAACTTAACCAACAGGTTGTGTGAAAGCTTCTATGTTACAACAATTCAATATAATGCATAAAGACACTGTTATCAAATTGAAAAATTTGTGGCCAAAGTATAAAATATAATCAGCATCATTACAATAATTGATAAACATGGCATTATTGATGAGATGCAATATAATATATCATGATGGTGAAGTTGCCACTGCCATAATAGTAAATAAATAATGGGATAATATATAATTTTTATTATAACGCACATACAACATTTCACAACACTGTGTGGTGATTCGAATAAATAATGTAACATAAATTAACAAAATAGTTATGCTAAGATAATAATAATTGATAAATTAATAAATAATAATATAGAAAATGTCATAGCAGTTTATGTTAAATTATTAATAAACTAGACAATTGTATTTTGACATATGTTAAAATAAACATAATAAATTATTGAAAAATAAATATGACTAAATCGCCAGATTTGAAATGCGCAATGCATATATTATATTCTAAAGAGTACCATGCCCATTTATTTACACTTAATTAGTCATGGACAGATATGGTTTACGTAGTAATTAAGTGAACTTAAAACCAAATAGATACTATGTGTTAATCATAGGATAATAAATGGTACCAACAGTATCAATATTGATTAATAATTAATAATAAATGGCAAGTATAGTCAGGTTAGTACCACCAATATAAATACGCAATTATTCTGGCATTATACTAGATCTTAATTTCACCATCAATTCAACTAAGATGGCAACAAAAGGCACTATTTTTACTCGTAAAGGTAAAGTATACACAATTGATAATAGGAACAAACTGTTATTATAATCTATATAAATGACAGATGTATAAATAAGTGTTGATCCAAATAATCTAAAAGGAGATTAGCGTGTTATAATTTGTAATTATACTAACAGAGAACATCACAATAAAAGGAACCCTTTAGCTATTTTCCCAGACATTAAAATATAATTTTTGTGTTAGAATAAATAAAAAATTAATTTATATGACAAATTGATATAAACACATTCCATTGCTATAAATAGATTGGTTATAAATAATTTTGAAGTACGATACAACTTGTAATGTATAGATCATATAACATTGTAATATGTGAAATTAATATTGTTTACATGGAATATTAGACCAAATGTATTAGGAACATCACTATTATATAAAAAACCATTGACTAAACAACAAATAGATCTATTATGTATCAATTTATAATAAGTAACACAATCTAATAATGATAAATTAAAACATAAATAATAAATGAGGCAAGTTAATTAGAAAATGAACATTCAACAATTATGTTTATTGTTACAAATGTTGTAACCTTAATTAAAAAGTATTGTATACTCTATGTTCGGTACCAATGTAACTACAATACAAGTCACATCAAAAATGGTACATAATTACAAAGTAGTGGACCCAGTACCATATCATATACATACTAAAGTATATGTTTTAAGCAATTTTTCAAATCATATATTACACTGTACTACAAATACTGTATATAAATTAAGTTTAATAGGTGGTCAGCCATAATAAATGTCACAACACATAATGTTACCAGATTATAGATTGAATCTGTAAAGATTTAAACAATAATTTGTTTTAGGATTTAGCATCACAAATAAAAAAGATTCACAAACACTAAATTAAAAATTAGTTAAAGACGTTAACACATAAGCATTATTAGCAATGTATAAAAGTGAACAATATTAATTTGTAAATGCAGATACAAATTTATAATTGCAAGTAAAATAATAGTATATACCATATATAACTCCTTTCTTCAACGTTTAAGCTAATGATTAAAAATCATACGCTAGATCTTTAATTAGTGCATAACTTATTACTTTTTGGGAATTTAATGATTGTTTTGATCACTTAACACAATATGGTCCAAAAAATCAGGCTATTGTAAGATCAAGATAACATCCAATAAGATTAGAAAAGATAATTAAACACACCACTACACCTTACCCATAGATTAGTAGACCAGTATTATCACGTAAAACATTTGCTTAATTTAATGCGATAACTGGTAGAGTGTTATCAGTGATAGCATATAGAGTGTATACGCCAAATTATTGGCTGCAATTTCAAAAATTTAAAAGTGTTTACTTTGATGTAACATAAGATAGAGTGTAATATTTTAACAACAACAAATTAACTTTTGATACAGCCAAAACAATATAATGGTTGCAAGGCACTTAAAATAAAAATTCAAAATTGAAAGATTTAAGCATTTGGTTAACAAAATAATTAAACACTAAACCAATTAATGATATCAAACTACACCTTAAAGTATAATCTTTAACTAAAGATGAACCAATATTAAGTTGGAAATAGCAACAAGCAAGAACAATCATGTGGCAAAGGTATGGCGTTGTAGCTGCTTT